GTTCTTCGGCGAGACCGGCCTCACTCAGCTGCTCGACCAGATCAAGTTCGAGTTCACCGACATGCACCGCGACGCCCTCGCTCTCGCCCTGCAGTCGTTCAAGGACTCCCGCGAGGAGGGGTGATGGGTGACCAGCAGGCTACGGAGGATCGTCCGAGCGTCGATTTCCTCCGTCAGGGCGATGTGGCGTTCGGTGATCTCCTGGATGCTCTGGTTCCTGACGACGCCGACCAGGCTGCTGGCGGCGCGACAGGCACGCCAGGAGGCCCGGGAGCAGGAGAGGCGGGAGCAGTTGTCCAGCCTCCTGCGAGCGGAGCTCCTGGAGGCGCTGACGAGCCTGGCTCACGCGCTGGAGAGGCAGGACAGGCTGGCGGAGCACCTGACCCAGCGGGTGCAGCAGGACCTGGAGACGGCAGCCAGCCAGCAGACGGAGCTGCTGGTGGAGGTGCTGAGCAGCCTGCAGCCGACAGCGGAAAGCCAGATCCTGCCGATGGTGCAGGCTTCGACGCCTCCGCAGTCATCCCGAAGTTGGGAGAGCTGAGCACCAAGTTCGAGGAGAACGTCACCAAGGCCTACCAGCAGCAGGCGTACGAGACAGCCCGCGAGGAGTACGGCAACTACTTCGAGGCGCTCGAGAAGCACCCTCGTCTACTGGTCGGTGCCCAGGTGCCGGCCATCGGCAAGGAGGGGATGGAGACCCTGCGCTCCACTGAGGATGCGAAGGAGTGGCAGGAGGCGGTGAAGTCCCTGCTCGTGCAGGAGATCCGCTCCACGGCACAGGCCAAGGTCGAGGAGTCCCGAGAATTTCTTTCCACTGTGCACGCCTCGATCGACCTGTTCAAGAACAACACCGACCTGATCCCCGGAGCCAAGGGGTTCAACCGGAAGCTGGCTGACCAGTTCGCTGCGATGGCCAAGCCCTATGAGGTGCGCGCTGACGGCAAGCTGCAGGGGTACTCGATTCCCGTGCAGCCGATCATCGACAACCTCCGAGCCCAGATGAAGGCAGCCGAGCCACCGGCTGCACCCCAGACCCCTGCGGCGGCGGCACCTGCTCCCCCGTCGGCTCCGCCGCCGCAGGCTGGACTCACATCCAAGGCAGGAAGTTCCTCGGAGAGGGAGGACTTCTCGACGCTGTTCGGCACAATAGGACTGCCCAACCTTCAGATCTGAGAGGACAGTCCGATGAGCACACCGCATGATGCGACCTACTTCCCCGTCGAGAGCACGAGTCCGTACGGCCCGCCCGCCCTCACCGAAGCTGCGGAGTCTGCCAAGTTGGCAGCCCTGCGGGTTGAGCTCAACCGCGAGAAGATGTCGACCTACTCGCAGTACCGAGGCCTGACCGGAGTACCTGATCCGATCGTGGCCCAGCCAGACAACGGTGAACCGCAGGGGATCCCGGTGGTCCCCACCAGTTCGTGGACGAAGGCCGACATCACCGCGTGGCTGGTCGAGAACGGCGTCACGATCGGGGAGCCGGCACTGTCCAACCTGAACAAGAGCGAGTTGCTCGAGCTCGTGGAGGACGTGCTGTCCCCGGACACCGACGAGTAGGAGAACTGGATGGGCCTCGTCTTCCCGGCCTACTACAAGCCGAGGCCCTACCAGGCTGAGCTCCACAAGATGTGGCGCACCAAGCGCTACGGCATCGCCATCCTGCCCAGGCAGACGGGCAAGGATGTTGCTGCCTCGATGGAGCAGTGTGAGGCCAGGCTGCGCACGGCCAAGACCACGGGCGTGTACATCAGCCTGAGCAACCCGATGATCCGCGACATCCTCTGGGACAAGACGTACATCGACCCGGACACGGGCGAGTACATCCGCGGGCTGAAGGACAACGTGCCCCCTGACTTGGTGGACTGGAAGGACACGGTCATGGAGGGCCGCTTCCACAACACCAGCAGGCTCAAGCTGCAGGGGTACTTCCAGTCCGGGCAGGACAAGGCCGGTGTCGGCACGTCCTTCCAGGACTACACGATCACCGAGCTGGCGCTGTTCACCCGGGAGGATCCGATCCCCCGGCTCATGCCCATCCTCGAGAACCGGGCTGAGCAGAAGCGACTGATGGTGGTCAGCACGCCACGAGGCAAGCGACGCAACCCGCTGTGGCAGCTGATGCAGTCGCAGGAGGGAAACCCTGAGGCGCAGGTCATCATCCGCACGATCGACGACCTGAACGAGATCATGAAGCGGGAGGGGCTGCCGCCGGTCCTGACCGAGGCAGAGCTCGAGCGGATCAGGGACACGTACCTGAAGCGGTTCGGCAACGACCGCATGTTCGAGCAGGAGTACCACGTCTCCTTCGAGGAGATGGACGCCGCGGCTGTGTACGGCGAGGCGTACATGAAGATGGTCAACGACAAGCGCGTGACCGACTTCAACCTCGACCCCGGCCACCCGGTGTACGTGGTGTTTGACATCGGTGCCTCGGGGATCCAGAGCGACGCCACGGCATGGGTGGTGTTCCAGTGGATCAACGGTCGGCTGTTCATCTACGACTGCGGCGAGGGCCACGGACGGGCCCTGCCCGAGTACGTGGACGTGCTGCAGAAGGAGCACTACTTCAACCGCATCGGGCAGATGATCCTGCCGTGGGACGGCGACCACCACGAGAAGGCGGTCAACACCACGCCGGCTGACATGATGCGTCAGCGGTTCCCGAACGTGTCGGTGCTGGCCAAGAGCAACAAGGTCTGGAAGATCCCCGGCTCCAGGAGCGGGGACTTCTCGATCGTCACCGACATCCAGCAGACCCGGATGCAGCTGTACAACACGATCGTCCACGAGACGAACTGCCAGTGGCTGCTCGAGTGCATGGAGAACTACAAGTACGAGTACTCCACCAGGCTGCAGATGTGGACGCAGCAGCCCCTGCACGACAAGTACAGCCACATGATGGACGCCCTGCGGTACGCCGTGCAGGCCACGAAGGAGCTCGACTTCTTCGGGGCCAAGATGTACGACGAGCACGGCCGGACAGGCTCCGTCAGCTACGAGGAGGACTGGTCAGGAGTGTGGGCATGAAGCGGAACGTGACCATCCGGCAGGCGCTGCAGCATGTGGCGGATCACCCGGTGCTGAAGTCTGACAGGATCATCGACCTGCCGATCCACGAGCTCGTGGCCCGCACGCTGTTCGAGATCGCCAACGGTGCGCAGGCCGGGGACCGCGGCTCCCTGCACAGGGCGAACATCGCACGCGGCATGATCTTCGATCGCATGGTGGGCAAGCGTCGTGCCGGCTCGCACCCGGCCACCCGCCGTGAGCACGCGGTGGAGTTCGCAGACCTGACGGCAGGTGAGGTGACGCAATGAGTGAGACATCCGGACAGGAGCTCGAGAAGCAGCGCAGGTACCGCAGCCAGGTGCCCACCGAGCACAGGGCCAGCCTGGACACCCGGCTGAACTGGCTGTGGCACCAGCGGTTCGGCACCGTGCAGACCGTCTACAACGGCAGCCCGGATGTCCTGGATGTCACGGCTGCCACGCTGATCCTGCAGGCCGTGATGGCACGGGACCTGAAGTCCATCCAGCAGCTGTTCACCAGACTCGAGGGTGCGGCCTCGGTGGACCAGAGCATCCTCGATCAGGGGGATGCAGTCCGCATCTGATCGCGCTCACGCTTGCGATCGCGTCGCCACTTCTTGCGCCACTCGACAGCCTGCGGCCGATTGCACACCCGGCACCGGCAGCGGTGGGGCTTCCACTTGTGGTCGTAGGCCAGGTCATCGGGCAGTGTCTCGGGCATCTCGGGACGCTCGTCGTCAGGCAGCAGTGGCAGCGGCAGGAGCCACTCACCACGGAACCGGACAGCCTCAGGATTGTCCGGCTTCCTCACCTTGTATACCCGCTCGCCGATTTTTTTCGGCTTGTAGCGAGTCCCGTTGGAGTACACCCGGGTGCCATCGGGGAGGGTCTTGATGGGGTGCAGTGTCACGAGAAACTCTCCAGGTGTATCGGCTTCCGGTCCATGTCACATGAACGACAGCGATCACGGATTCAGCACGCCCTCGGTGTACTCGGCGTACAGGGTCAGGGTCATCGGGCGGTGGCGCTTGATGTAGTAGCCGGGCTTCACGCGGTACGCCTTGCCCACCTTCCGGCCCATGATGTAGGTCATGTACGGCTTGCCGAAGTAGAACTCGAGCACCCGGTTGATCTTGCGCAGGTCGGTGCGCCAGCTCTGCTTGCCGGGCTCGGCCTTGACCTTGAGGTCCATCAGCTCCTTCACGTCCAGCCCGGTGGCCCACTCGTAGATCATGATGGCCGTCACACGGTGTCCGTGCTCCGGGCTGAGCCGACGCAGGAACTTGCGGCACTCCCGCTCCCACTGCACGAGGTGCGGGTTCTCGCGCACCAGGAACTTGTCCTTGGTGTACGGCATCCTCGCCCTCAACTCATCCGGGAGAGTGAGCTGGTCGACCCGGTCGGA